ACATACAGCAAAGTATATCAAACCTATAAATGAACAAATGTCATTTGTACGAGAAGTTGATTATGTTATTCGATATGAAAACTTAGTAGAAGATTTTAAAGTAGTCCAAGAAAAGACAAACTGCTTTGAACCCATTGGACATCATAACAAAAGTAATCGCACAAAGTATCTTGACTATTATGAAAACAATCACCATATAAAGAAGGTGGAAGAATATTTTGCCGAAGAGATCGAATTCTTTGGCTACAAATATGGAGAGTGAAATGAAGTTGGTAAACGATGAATACAAGCCAGAACTAGTTGGCATAATAACTGAAGTTGATGACTTAGTAACAACATCTAAGATTGTTGATAGCTTAAATCAAGATCTGATTGAACTTGGCTTTGATAAGTACAAATATAAAACGGTTCAAAAAGGTGCCGAAGTTTACATAGAAAGAGTAGAGACCCTTTAAGGGTCTTTTTTTTATCTTATAAATAGTGGAAAAAGCTAAAAGAAATCGAGGCGACATAATGGCTTTGAATAACTATCTAGATAACTCAGAAATAGCAGAACGCATTTTTATTGCAAATGGTCAAGTTGTGAAAACTTCGTTCATTCATAAGTTTGGTGCCACACCTGCTATGTCTCAGAACCAATCAGGATCTGTGTGGGATGTGAATGATACCAACTATCCCTGGACTGCTTTAGACACTCCTGCTGTTGTTAATGTAGAACGCACTAATGCTGCTGATGATGGTTACAGTGTTACTGTTATAGGATTAGATAGTGACTATAACTATCAGGAAGAAACTATTACTATTTCAGGTGCCGATACATTAGGCACTAAGTTATTTCGTAGAGTTAATAGAGCATTCTGTACTGATGGTGGAACAACAAACACAGGGAATATTAATATTGAAGCTGGCACTGCTGGTGGTACTGTTGTTGCTCGTATTACAGCAGGTAAAGGTCAAACATTAATGGCTGTTTATACTGTCCCTAAAAACTATACAGCATTCATTACACAAGGTACTATGAGTGTTGCAGGAAGTGCTGATGCAACAGGTGATTTATTTGTAAAATATTTTGGAGAATCTACTTTTAGAGTAGGGCATTCTTTTGAGGTTACAGGGGCAGGTGGACAATATTTTTATCCGTTTTCTATACCTATCAAGATCCCATCAATGTCTGATATTGATGTAAGAGCTGGCGTTAGATCAAACAACGCAAGGATTACTGCTGCATTTGATATTATTTTATTAGAAAAGTAGTTGACATTTGTTATTAAAACAAATACAATAATGGTATGGAACAGTTTAGCACATATATAACAGAACAAAAAAACACTCATATGACTCACATAGAGGACAAAGTTATCTATGGTGGAGTCAAAGGCACACGCCAAGCTATCCTCGCACTAAGAGATTTGAGAGATATGCTTAAGGGTGAGCATGATGGTAATGTATCTGTAAAGTGGGATGGTGCTCCTGCTATCTTTGCTGGAATAGATCCTTCTGATGGCAAGTTCTTTGTCGCAAAGAAAGGTATATTCAACAAGACTCCTAAAGTTTATAAATCTGATGCTGACATTGATGCAGATACTTCTGGCGACTTATCAACTAAACTCAAGCTAGCTTTGAAATATCTACCAGATCTTGGCATCAAAGGTGTAGTACAAGGTGACTTTTTGTTTGGTCCTGGTGATGTTAAGACACAAAAAATCAAAGGACAATCATATGTTACCTTTCATCCAAATACTTTGCTCTATGCGTTGCCTAGCAAGTCAGATGGAGCTAAAGCTGTTAAGTCAGCAAAGATTGGAATTGTCTGGCATACAACCTATAAAGGTGACTCCTTCGAGTCTATGCAAGCTTCGTATGGAGTTGACATATCCAAGTTTAACACAACCCGAGCTGTGTGGTCGCAAGACGCAATGCTCAGGGATCTAACACGTTTAACCATGAGTAAAAAGGATACTGAAATTGTTAATGAATACTTATCGCAAGCTGGCTTCTTATTTAACAAAATCGCGGGGTCAACGCTTCGACAGCTTGAAAACGAGGCAGAGTTACCGCGCCTCATTGAGCAGTTCAACAACAAATATGTCAGAAAAGGAGAGATTATCGGAGATACAAAACGACATGTATCCCTCCTCACTCGTTGGATTAGATTACGTTTCGGCAAAGAGATTGCCAAGCGTAAAACAGATAAAGGAAAACTAGCTCAAAAAGAAAAGTTAAATAAAATCTTGGCTTTCTTTTCAGAGGATAACAAAGTTTCTCTACAATATATGTTTGATTTGCAAAAAGTTATAGTTTTAGCAAAATTAAAACTTATAAATAATCTTAATAAACTGAGTAATGTAAATACTTTTGTTAAAACAAGCAAAGGTTACAAAGTAACTGGAGCAGAAGGTTATGTAGCAATTGATAAACTTGGTGGTGATGCTGTGAAAATTGTTGATCGTATGGAGTTCTCATACAACAACTTTTCACCAGATATATTAAAGGGATGGGACAAGCCAACGAGGACTTAAATGGCAGTTAGATTTAAAGACTTTACACCTGTAGACTATATGCCTGGCGAAGATGAACTTATAAAACGTCAGGCGGTTAAACGCAAAAAACATATTCCAACTGGTAACACAGGTGAAGCTGTAGAACCTACGGATGAAGCGTTAACAATGCAACAACGCCGCGCCAAAGCGCGTACAATGAAAAGGATGCAAGCTCGTCTAAAAGTTGGACGTAAGAAAGCATCTATGAAGGTAGCTAACTCTAAGGTTCTAGCAAAACGTGCTCGTAAGGCAGCGCGAAATGCCATTGCTAAAAAGTTAACTAAAGGTATTCCTAAATCAGAACTTACCCCAGCCCGTAAGCAAGAGATTGAAAAACGTATCGATAAGATGGGTACTAAAGTAACTCGACTTGCTAAAAAGTTATTGCCTAAACTAAGACAAGCAGAACTAGGAAGAAAACGCGGCGGGTAAATATGATAAACAGATTTAGTCAATTTCTTGTTGAAGAGGAAAAGACGGTTTATTTTACCTTTGGTAGAATGAACCCACCTACAATTGGTCATGGTAAGTTATTTGATACGCTAGCTCAAAAAGCTGGCAAAAATCCTTATCGTATATTCTTATCTCAGTCACAAGACAAAAATAAAAATCCCTTACAATATAAACAAAAAGTAAAGCATGTTAGGAAAATGTTCCCTAAACATGCTCGTTCTGTTATGGTTAACACTAAGGTGAACAGACCTATCGATGCTGTAACTGTACTTTACAACGAAGGTTTTAGAAACTTGGTTATGATTGTAGGATCAGATCAAGTAAATGCATTTGACGTTTTGCTAAAGAAGTACAACGGTAAAGAGGCAAAGCATGGCTTCTATAACTTCAATAAAATAAATGTTATTTCTGCAGGAGCAAGAGATCCTGATGCAGAAGGTATCGAAGGTATGTCTGCCTCGAAGCAAAGAGAAAACGCAAAACAAAACGACTTTACAGCGTTTGCTCAAGGTCTACCAAAAGCAATGTCAAACCCTGACGCCAAGCGGTTGTTCAATGATGTTCGTAAAGCAATGGGTCTTAAAGAAGCAAAAGACTTCAAAAACCATATCCAACTAGAACCAGTATCGGATCTTCGTGAAGCCTACCTTAGAGATAATATCTTTGAAGAGGGTGAACAAGTTGTGATGACTAAAAATGGCATTGTCGGTAACATCAAACATCTTGGCACAAACTATCTGATTGTTGAGTCAAAGGGTGAGACTTGGAGATGTTGGTTAGATGATGTATCCAAAGTAGATCCAAACTTTGAACCAACATGGGATGTACAAGACCTTCCAAATGATGATTTTGACGGTGTTATAAGAGAAGCTTTAAATGAAGAAAAAACTCCATATGAGTGGGGTACACCTGAGTCTACTAAACACGCCAAGAAAATGACGCCTGGTGAAAAGAATGAAGGTAATGGATTGTGGGCAAACATTCGTGCTAAAAGAGCGCGTGGCGAAAGAATGAGAAAGAAGGGTGAAAAAGGCGCACCAACTCAAGATCAAATCAAAAGAGCACAAGGTGAAGCTGTATCACCAGCACAACAAGCTGCTATTGCCATTTCTAAAAAGGAACGTGGTGAAAAGCCAATGAAAGAATATGGTGGTCCAAAGATTTCACGTAAAGATTATTTGAAATCAAAACCAATGGAAGCAAAAACAGATCAAGATCCAGATATTAAGGATAGAGAAGGTACGCAACCAAAGAGATATCATTCTGGTCTTAAAAAAGCTACAAAGATCGCAAGAGATAGACATTTTAACAAGCATGGTAAAAAGGCTGATAGTGATCCTAGTGCATACAAAGATGCACCTGGTGACAAAGAGGCTCGTAAAAAAGGTATGCCTAAATCTAAGCACACTAAGTTTGTAAATAGAATGATGGGGGAACAAGACAGCCCTATGGCAAAAGCGAAGAAAACTATAGATCGTGAAATGGACGCAGAAAGAATACGTGACGATGAAATGAAAAAACGTCACGATAAAATGTTGGACAGAGCAAGACGCGCTAGAATGTTACAGAGAAACAGAGGAGTATCAAGTGCATAAGTTTAAAAATCACATCGTGCTTGAGGCAAGCATGGCAGACAAAGCAAAGAAGTCTGGCATCTCTGTTGGCACACTTAATAAAGTTTATGATCGGGGCGTTGCCGCGTGGAAAACAGGACATAGACCAGGAACAACACCTCAACAATGGGGACATGCAAGAGTGAATGCTTTTATTGCAAAGAAAAAGAAAGGCACTCTTAACCACGATAAGGATTTAGCATAATGGCAAAAACGTTTAGAGAACTCAGAGCAAAAGAAGTTGATGAGATTAGCATCAAAGACCTGGCAAATACTATTGCTAAGTCTACAGGTACTAAGAATATTAAAAAGGCAATGCCTACAGATAAACTGAAAAAAGATCTTGCGATGATGCGTAAGAAGTTACAGTCTGAAAAAACTCTGACACCGGCTGAGATCAAAAAGCGTGAAGAGATTGCCAAGGCAATGGAGCGTGATAATCCTGATATGCCTATGGCAAAGAAAATGGCAATCGCTACTGCTACTGCAAAGAAAGTTGCAGAAGATACAGAACTTCAAGAAGGTGTCATCGATCAAGTAAAAGATATTGCTGCCAAGAAACAAGCTAAAAAGATCAATGGTGTTATGGTAGATATGTTTACTGCATCAGCTATCTCAAAAGTTTATGATGCAGTTAACGATGCTAATAAAGCAAAGATGGAAAAGCTCCCAATCACTAAACTTGCAGATGTTGCAATGAAGATGATGCAGCGTGAGTCTGTAGAACTTGATGAAATATCAAAGCAAGCTGCGGGACGTTATATCAAAAAAGCAGTGCAAGATTTAGGCGTTCACAGTGATGATCATGGTAGACTATCCCAAAAACTATCATCAAAGGGTATTGCTAGATCAAAAGAACTAGGTAAGCTACATAAGAGAACTGTAAAAAGAAGACAGGGTATTGATCGTGCTGTTAATGTAATGGCGAAGGGGGCGCAGCGTGAGTCTGTTGAACTTGAAGAAAACAGAGTTGATGCACTAGCCAAAGACTTCCACAATCGCTTGAAGAAAGCAGGTAACTCTGATCGTAATCAGAACCGTGAACGTATGGCTACACTTGCTAAAGCTAAGAAGCAGGGTCTAAGTCCGATTGAGATGAAACAACTTGACGGTAAGATGAATGCTGTGATGAATAAGATGGATGAATCAGTCAACGAGATATCTGCAAAGAAATACCATGCTGCATTAAAAGGACGCGAATATAAACGTGATCGTGCACGTAATAGTGCTGCTGCTAATCAGTTTGTTGGTAAGGATGCTGAAGCACAGGCAGATATGGCAAAGTCAAAAGATCATGATAGAAAACTGAAAAAGATGAAGCAGATGGGCATCAACCGTACTGCACGTAATCTAGGTGAAAAAGCACCTAAGATTGATGATGCAAAATACGCAGCACACATGGCTAGAAATAAAAAGCCAAAGACAATGAGTTCTACTCAAAGATCACTAGCTGATATTCAGAAAAAAGCAAACCGCACAGCAATGAAAAAAGAAGCCGCTATGCCAATGCGGTCATTGAAACTAATCAATAAGATTAAAAAGTCTGGTGCAGTTAAGAGTGGTTCTATGGCAAAAGATGAACCAAAGCAACCCAAAAAGATGGAAGAAAAGTATAAGCTACACCACAAAACTATGAGTGCAGCTTTACAACATGCATATGATGAAGTTAGAAAAAAAGGCTATGAAGTTGACAAAGATGACATTGACCGTAAAGTTGCATCTGGTCCTAGAAAACCATCATCAGGTAAAACAAACTCTTATAGTTTAGGTCTAACCAAAAACGGTAAACCAGTAAAACAAAAGCTACAAGTTCAAGTTTATAACATGGACAATAAAGGCTATGAACTAAACATGTATGTGAGCTAAGATATGAAAACATTCAAAGAAATAAGAGAAGCCAAAGATCCAGCAGAATATGATCAAGAAGGTGATATGGCTAAAACTCAGTTGAAAACTATGATAGATGCAGCACAGGAGTTGCATGATATGTTAGGTGACAACGATAATCTTCCTGAATGGGTTCAAAATAAGATAACAAAGGCTACAGACTACATTGACAGTGCTCGTGATTATATGAAAAATAACGGAGAGAACGATGATTAAGTTCAAACAGTTCTACGAAGAAAAAGATCCAAGACTTGCACGTGCAGGGGTTAGTGGTTTCAATAAACCAAAGAGAACTCCAGGGCATCCTAAAAAGTCTCATATCGTAGTTGCTAAAGATGGTAGTAAAGTAAAGACTATTCGCTTTGGTCAACAAGGTGCAGAGACAGCAGGTGATCCTAAAAAAGGCGAGTCAGATCGTATGAAAAAGAAAAGAGCAAGTTTCAAAGCAAGACATGCTAAAAATATTGCAAAAGGTAAAATGTCTGCTGCTTACTGGGCTGATAAAGCTAAGTGGTAGTAGATTTATAAATATAGGCAAAGTATTAAAAATGGCAGAAACTACTGGATCAAGACTAGACAGAATAGAAAGTAAGCTAGATCAACTAGCAGAAGCTATGATTACTCTAGCTCGTGCTGAAGAAAAACTAGCTGGTCTAAAACAAGATCATGATAGAACATTTGAGAGAATGAATAAGTTCTCTGCAAAGCTAGATGATATTGAAAAGAAGGTAGATGATAATGCGCGTGTAGTGCAAGTGATTAATAAACTATTCTGGATAGCTTTAGTTGCTATAGCAGGATCAATCGCGGCTCAACTTTGGATGTAAGGAGAAAACAATGAGCGAATGGATCAGAAGGTTGGCTGAGAGATATTCTGAAGTCAACGAAAAGAAAAAAATGGACGCTGTAGGTCAAGAAGATGGTGACATCGATAACGATGGTGATAAAGATTCATCAGACGAATACTTGATGAAACGCCGCAAGGCTATCGGCAAAGCTATGAAAAATGAAGAGAAAGTAGAATGCCCTAAGTGTAAAGGTGAAGGGTGTGATCACTGTGAAGGTAAAGGCTACCATATGAAAGAAGCATATGAGTCTGTAGCAAAAGAAATGAAAAAGATGCATGATGAAGGTTACTCTAAGAAACAAATCATGGCAAAATATAATCACATGGATCAGGCGCAACTTGAAAAACTATATGCATCTTCATGTGGCGGTATGAGAGAAGAAGTAGATGAAAGCACAAAAGCTGCACTAGCAAAAAAACTAGCGAAAGCTTCAGCACCTTCTGAAAAAGGTAAAAAGGCAGTCACTCTTAAGAAAGCTCCTTGGGAAAAGAATGAAGCTAACAACGATGAAGAAGTCATTATGAATCCTAAGAAAGAGAAAAAAGACAAAGAAACAGGAACTGATACTATGGCACAAGAATCTACATTACCACCTGTGTATGCGCGTATCATGGAAAATCGTGCAAAGCAATATGGTAAAGCTGCTGCCCCTGAAGATTGGAATGAAAAAGAAAAGAATAATAAGGGTGCAAATGATATGAAAGCGGATCATAAGGGTCCAACTATCGATAACCCTGAAGCTGGCGATCAGATGACAAAGGCTGCAAATGCTGCGCCAAATGGTGCAACAAGAAAAGGCGATAACAAAGCAGGTGATAAGAAAATTATCCCATCTGCAACCCCAACAAAAGGAATGTAATATGGCAATAAAACCCCCAGCATGGTGTGCAGGAGCTATTCCTGAAATGAATAAGGGATGGGTAGATCCTAGCACAAACGAACTACTAGTATCCTCCAGATTTACTCAAGCGCAAGTTGACGAATTTTATGGTGTACCTTCATTCGAAGATATACAAGATATGAATCAAGAGGGTAAGATTGAAGCAGGTATGGCATT